TAATCACTAACAACTAACAACTAATCACTTGTCAATATTTGCTTCACCCCAAGGGCAATTTCCTCCCCCCGCTCTTGGGCTATGGCTTCACTCAGGTACGCCACGGCGCCACTCTGTTCCACCACTTGCTCCAAAAACTTCGTCCCCTGCATACCACGCTTGTACAGGTGTGCGCTAAATCGGTAAGAGGTCTCCCGTGGTTTCCTTCTCACGCGCTCCCCGCCTCTTCGCACGCGCCCTGCCTCTATCCCATAGTGTTGGATAAATCCATAACGCTGCATAACAATGGCAATCCCCCGCAAGTAAGCCTGCTTGCCTCCTTCCACGCGCTGGCTAAATCGCATACGCTCCTTACCACGTGCCTCATTGGACAGCCCCGCCAGCCCTGCCCCTCTTGCAGCCCTACGCAAGGCAGAGGTAATCATCTGCGCCCCTACGCGCCCTATCTCCCGTTCTTTATTCATATTTTTTGTCAGTTTTCAGTTGTTAGTGGTTAGTGGTTAGTGGTT